TGCAATGGACTTGTATAAGGCAAGTATTCTCTGTCAAACCAGAGCCTCCGGGGTTCCACCCCGGTCTATGTACGCAGATGCGTTACAAAAAGTCAAAGTTACTTTGACAACTCCGGCTTCGCCAGAGCATGCAAAGGCAATCATGCCTTTGCTTCATAAAGTGGTCGATTCCACTTATAATGAGGTGCTATTGAGCACCACGCACCACAGCAAAATGTGGGAGCGGATAGTTTCATCCGCGAAAGTATCCCTCTCCGATTCAGGAGAGTTTTTCACAAAAGTGAAAGAGGGTGGCAAATTAGAAGCCACCAGAAGGATTCTGCAAGAGAATCCTGAAATTCAGGAGGTGAACCTCCAGACTGGCGACCTTACGGGCGCGATCCTAACAAAGGATAATTCATCTCCTGGAGAGATGCTTTTCCACTATTCTTGTGGACAATTTCGCGACAGGTCATCCTGTTACGAAAAGAATCTCATGTCAATGAGAATTAGCCTAGTCGCAGAACTAGGAAAATACCGTGCGATAACGGTAACACCGATTGCGCATGCCGCATTCTTGCATCCAGCATCACATATGTGTCTGGAATTTCTGGAGAAGATACCCTCCAGTGAAAGCGGCATTGGAGCCGCTGCTCATGCTTGGAATTTTTTCAAGCGCATGAACGTTGGGAATCCCAACGCTCAATTCATATTCTCAGGCACTGAGAATCTTTGTCTGTTTTCAACAGACTGGTCAGAGGCCACAGATCACTGTGACCCCTATATGTCTCAGGTGATGTTAAATCGCCTGTTCTCCAAGATGGGTTTCCCAACTTGGTATCGCCAAACAATTATGTTTGCATTGCTAGGACCTCGACAGGTCGAGTTCCTAGATGACGAAAAAGTGCTTGACTTTTTCATTACACAGCGGGGCGCCCTAATGGGCGACCCTGTTACGAAGGTGCTATTGCACCTCTACCATTTGGTAGCAAGGCCATTGGCCTTAAAGCTGCTCGAAGAGCAGTCATGGAGTCGTACTGACTCGATTGTTGATGGAAATCCATCAGCCGCATAGCTTCAACTTAATTGATGGAGTAAGCTAGGTTTTCCTAGACAATCCACCGTAAGGTGAAACCGTAAAC